ACCAAGTTGCACAACCAGAAGTCTGGATTCCTGTGCTTCGTGAATCCCTTTCTCATCGACAAGAACTTTACAGAGGAAGCATATCAATACGACACTGACGGAAAGTACCCATTGGAAAAGGGAAAGATATACATGCAACTCGTGTTCCTTGGGGACAAGGAAATTCCCTTCACCACGTACAGGGAGGACACTCCTGAGAACCGAGCCAAGTACGTTGGCAAGGAGAGGCAGATATTCAATTTCATCATCAAGGAGAACAACTAACATGGACATGACATACTTCAATGCAGAGAAGATGAGGGACAACCTCGTGAGCTGGCTCAGGGATTGGTTCGAGAAGAACGGCCCTGATTGCAAGGCGGTGATTGGAATATCGGGTGGCAAGGACAGCACCATCGTTGCTGCCGCTTGTGTCCGTGCGATTGGCAAGGAACGTGTGTTGGGCGTGTTGATGCCCAATGGCGTCCAGAAGGACATTGGCGACTCCATCGCCGTGTGCAACTCGCTTGGCATCAAGTACATAATCCTCAACATCAACAAAGCGTACAACGCCATAAGTTCTGAGGTGGATGTCAACCTTGCCGAGAAGTTGAATTGGACTGGGGGATTGTCCAACCAGACAAGCGTGAATCTCGCTCCACGTCTTCGCACTGCGTCCCTCTACGCAGTGAGTCAGACGGTCAAGGGTCGCGTCATCAACACCTCGAACAAGTCGGAGTACATGACTGGCTACTTCACCCGTTGGGGTGACGAGTGTGGGGATTGCAAGCCCCTTATCAACCTCCTCAAGAGCGAGGTCGTGGCAATTGGTCTTACAATGCCGGAGATTCCTCGCTACCTCGTGGAGAAGACTCCCTCGGATGGTCTCTCGGGTCAGAGCGACGAAGACAGGCTTGGCTTCACCTACGACCAGCTTGACACCTACTTCAAGGGTGGGCGCGTTTCTGAGGACATCGCCAAGAAAATCGAGAGCAAGGTCTTTGGCACTTTGTTCAAGCGCAACCCTCCAGATTCGTTTCAGCCCTGGCCAATGGCGTAAGAAAGAAAATACGATGAACAAGATTGCAATTGGATTGGCACTTGCCATTGGACTGCTTGTCGGTTGTAGCAAGTCTCCACAGAACGAGAATGGCGCGTTCGTTGGAAACCGGGTTGGGACAAACGAGTGGTGTGTGTCCATGAACAGTGGAGGTGGCGTTTGGACTTTCAGATACGCCATCGTGGATGGACATGAATACCTTATCATGTCTGGCTGCCACATAAGCGGTCTAACCCATTCGCCAAAGTGCGTCTGCCATACAAACACCGTCAATTCAGTTTCCACACCTTGACTTGGTAAATACTTCCATAAAGAGGAGACAACTATGTGGAAGAAAATTGTATCTGAATCAGAAAAGAAGAAACTAATAATTCCAACCGGTCTAAAGGGCGAAAAGGCAAGGGAGATTCTGGATTCCATAATCGGGCAGATGTCCGATGGAATGTGGGAGAACTCCCCTGCCATGGAACACTACTGGAGATTCATCAATGTTGAAAAGATTGGTAAAGAACTTGCATTCGTCGTGGATGGCACACAGGGCGAATGGGAAGCAGGTAGCAGACCGGGGAACAATCACTTCACCGAAAACTACTTCATGACCAAACTTGGGGGAAAGAAAGACGCAATCAAGCAGTTCATGGCGAAGAAACTCAAGGCAATTGCCAAGGAGGAAATCAAGGACGAACAGAACCAGCTTGGATGGTACAGAAACAACGAAATGGAAAGTGGCTACCTTGCTGGAACCATATCTGATGTCTACTTCGTGTACGAGACCCTGCTTGGAAGAAGTGGATACCAAAGGAAATACCCAAGGTTCGTGGTAGACGAATTGCTGGCTTAATTCAACAACATACACCACAGATGTGAAGCACCACCATCGCAAGAAGGTGGTGTTTTTCGTTTGTAGTTGGATAAACAAATCTGCCATCCCAAAAGGATGGCAGATTGTCGTTGTTGAACTTCAATGGAGTGTGGATTACACAGCGTCCATTTCCGTCCAGCTTGCACCAGTGTTCAACACGCAGAGGTCGATGATGATGAACTCGATGGTCTTGACAGGCTTGATGCCAATCTTGACGCGGAGCTCGTTGCGGTCAATGACCTCAGGAGTGTTGTTCGTGCTGTCGCAGATAATCTTGAAGTCGTAGAGACCACCCCTGCTCATCAAGTCTTGGAAGAACGGAGTGATGTACTTGACGTACTTCTCTCGGATTGCCTGCGTGTGTGGCTCGTAGAGGAACTGACGGGACGCGAAGTACACGTACCTCTTGATACGTCCAATGAGACGGCGCACGTTCACGCGGTCAAGCGCGGACTGCCTCGTCTGGAAGGTCTTTTGTCCTTCCTGGATGATGCCATCGTTGAGGTAGTGGATTGCGTAGTTCCAGTTCACGTCGTAGATTTCGCCAGCCTGCACCCTGTTCGGGTTGAAGGAGGTTTCCACCATGTTGATTACGCCACGGCGCATTCCTGCTGGGGCATCCCACCAATTGTACTGCTTGTCGGTGAGAATGTAAGTACCCATTGCCTTGATTGAAGGCGGGACCCAGAGGGTGTCACCAGTGTAGTCGGAAATGGTGCGGTACCAGTTGAGGTAGCCTGCGCCATAGGACGTGTTGAATCCAGCAATCTTGCTCAAGTATGGCAGGATGTTGAGGTCAACGTTGGTGTCCTTCTTCGTCTTGCGCACGACCTGCTTGTTGCCAATCAACACCATGTTGCGTGGGCTTTCCGTGACGAACATGCAATCTCCACGGAACTTGCAGAACGTGTCGAACTTGAACACGATGGTCTTCCAATACGCAAGGTCGGTGTTCTTGTTGAACTTGAAGTAGCTTGCGTACTTCACCGGATTGTAGATACCACCAACGTCCTCGCCATCGTCAGCGCTTGGGTCGTAGACCTGCTTGACGAACTGCGCGATGTTGGAGATACCAGCGTCACAAACAACGTCGATGTCCGAACGGTGGATGTCTCCCATTTCGTCGAATATCTTGTTGAGGGACTGCGCAATCGTGGTGTAGGTGATGATTGGCTCAGCCATTTCTGGGTAGAAGCCAAGCATGATGGATGCGTCGTCGATGTTGCGCTTGGACTCGATGTAGCGCTGTTGTGCGTAGCAGCAGTCCTCCATGACCTTTGCGATTGTGGAGAGCATCTCTGAACGCTTCGCGTACAACTGAGCCGTGAGGTACATTCTCATCTGAACGTACTTCTTGAGCAACACAAGGTCTTCGTCCTCGTCGGTTGGCTTGGTGCCAGCACGTGACTTCATCTTCTCCTTCTTCGTGGTGTCGATGTTCACGATTGCGTCAAGCTTTGCCTCAAGTGCGTCCTTCTTGGTCTCGATGTTGGTTCCGGCGGAAGTCGAGGAATCGCTGCCACCCTTCTCCACATTGACGAAACCAATTCCACTGAAGATTCCCAAGTCGTCATAGGACTTGTAGAGGTCTTCGATGTACTTCTTGCCAACCAAGGACTTCGCCGCGTCGTCGCCATTGTAGTCGATGAGCGCGTCGTCGAGCTTGTCAACGTTCGCCTGTGCTTTCTTGAGGTAGCGGAGCTTCAGCTTGAACTTTCCAGACTTCTCCATCGAGTTGATGATAAGAGCCTGAATTGCCATCTGACGGGCCTTTGCCCACTCCACAGAATCGTAGTCTGGCGCAACTGGGTCGAATCCAGCGTGAGTTGCCTCCTCCAATGCTGCAGGGTCAACGAGTTCGTCGAAGTCGTAGATTGCACGGAGGTAGTCTGTCGAGTTGAGAATTGAGAGCTCAGAGAGTTCCATTCCACCAATCGCAGAGATTACTGCGCGCCAATCCTGCTGCATGTCCTCCGGCAACTGACCCAACTTGAACTCGTACTCATACTGCTCTGGGTCGTACTTCTTGCCATTTGCCTTGGGGTCGTCCGGAAGCTTCGAGAGCTTGAACGTGAACTGGCCGTCAATCTGAGGAATCTCATTGCCAAGCCTGTCCTTGGAAGCCCTCTGAATGAGGTACTTAATCGTTGGCTCTTCAGTGATATACTTGTCAATCACGTTGAGATACTTGTCGGTGAGACCAGTGATGTACTTGTCCATATTCTCAGAAGTAGCCGTAAACTTGACCAAGTTCTTCAACGCATCCTCGTTCAGCTTGCCACCATAGACAAGGGCATCCAACACGCAAATGCGCTTCTTGGCGTCCTCGTTATAGAACTTGCGGAGCGAAGACATCGTCTGAGTGGAGAGTGCATCCATATCTGGGTCGCCATTTCCATGCACTTCATCTGGGAAGTACCTTGGTGCCGCGAGACCAGCAATTTCCTCAGAATCGTCGAATAGATTGTCTCCGAATCCAAGCATCCTTGCTGCATATGCAGAGAAGAGCGAAGCTGCGTCATATTCGAGGTCTCCCACGATTTCAGACTTCACCTTCTCAAACTCTGAGTCAGAACCAGCGACGAAGCCGTGGTCTGGGTTGAGCACCTGCTCTGGATTCGCCAAGTTGGAGAAGCAGTAGATGTACTCCGAGTTGTTGTTAACGATGGTGTCGATGAACGTGGTAAGTCCCTTCTCGTTGCGGCCATTCGGGTCGAGCGAACCGACGAACGTCTCTACTGGGCTGAACTCAATCTTGCCGTCCTCAGTGCTCACGAATGCCTTGAACACCACAACTGCAACGTCGTTTGCCACGAATGGCTTGAGCTTTCCATCGACGAGGTTTCCGTTAGCCAAGCAAGACTGGGCAATCGTGGCAGCCTGCTCAGAGAGCGAAGTTGCAAACGCATTCTCCTTCTGCATAAGTGGCGTGTGGAGGTCGTCGGCCTGGAAGGTCGTAGCCTTGTACTCTGCAGCGCTCGCCGCGCCGGCAGGGAATGTGATGGTCTTGAGGGAGCGAACTGGCTGGTAGAGTTCTGGAACGTCTGATGTGACACCTGTGGACTTCCTCTGGAAGTATGCTGTGTTGCAAAGGGTGGAAATCACAGGGACGATACCAATGCAGTAGCGCGAATCGCGATTCTCCTGCTTGTCAGCAACCTCTGTCGCCCTCGTGTATACTGCCCTCGTCTTGTCAACGAGATAGATAACGTTGGAGTTTGGCTTGCTCTCGCCACACTCGTACTCGTCAACCAAGTCCTTGGAAATGAAGTCCTGTCCGGTTGGCGCGATGAGCTGAAGCGTGTTGATGCCCAAGTCCTTGAGGGACTTGTAGTTGCGAATGAAACGTCCAATTGCGCTATTTGGCTCGATTGGATTGTCTTCCTCGTCGAGCGCAGGGGCATAGTCACCATTCTCGTCGAGTTCGTCTGTGACGAAGAAACCATCGTCGTCCTGGCGGTAAAGTTCTTGGTTCTTGCTGATGGTGAACTTCGACGCAGCATAGATGCCTGCAATGTCGTTGGAGTACGGAATCTTGGCAGCGTAAAGGAAGCCACCCTGGTTCAACACCTCCATACCGGCATTGTAGAAATACTCTTCTGCCTCGTTGGTAGGAGCACCGAAGTTGAGAAGCCAAGCGGACCTGTTCGTAATCTGAATAGGCTCGAGGTCTTCACCCTTCTGAGCGAAACCAGTGATAAGGCATCCCGTTCCAAGGTTCGTAGTAGTGTAACCCGAAAGGTCATGCTCTATGATTTCTACTCCTGGGGCTTTGATTGTCCTGTTTCCCATTTGTATAATCCTCTTGTTTGTTGTCTTTGTTTGTTAGTTTAACTACATTGTTCTGAACACCTATCCAAAACTTCGTAGTACGATAATATTTACATAGCCGAACCTGAAATCCAGACCACCATCTCGGATTTTTCTGGTTCAATGGTAAATAGAGCTGCAACATGGCGCAATCCAATCCCTTTGGAACCCGATGTTGGTAAATACTCACGACATAACGAGGACATTTGCCTACAATGGATTGGAACAAGTACAAGGACACGATTCAACAAGCGGACAAGAACGTCCAAGCTGTTGTCTCGAATGGCAGGATAGACACGAGCACTGTGCATTTCACCAACACTGGACACGTGATAGAAAGGCAATCCCGATTGCTCGAGACTTTCAAGAGGATTGGTGGCGCAGGGAAGCGCATTCTCGCAGTCTATCTCGTGGACAAGGGGCATTCTGAGGGAATGGAACTCCATTGGATAACCGAGAATGCCGTTGTAATAGTGACGAATGCGCTCAAGAAGAATGGCATGGACATTTGCACCTTCATACCTGCGAGAGTTGGACAACTCACAAGATATCCAAAGGGTGGGGCGCAAGGTTGGAGTGTTTGCGAGAGAATGTTCCCAGACGAGGAATGGACAGTTCCATCAGAGTTGATTGAAAAGGCGAAGAGAAACGAAAGACTTGGATTGAACTATACGGAGTCAGCAGAATGAAGATAACGACTACAGACAAACTTCCTGACATCAACGTGGTGGGTCTGAACAAGATTCTCCAAATCAAGCCTGACGTCTCCAACGAAACCCACAAGGAAATCCACGAGGCGAGGCAAGAGGAACACATCGAGTATTTGCACCCAGAGCAGAACACGGAATTGAAGGACTACCCCAAGTACGAGGAGGCGAAGGTCAATTCAAAGTCCACGTTCCTGCACCCGGCAATCAAGGCGAAGCGCGAGTTGATAGACTGGGTCATGACAATGCTTGGCTATCCATTGATTACGGTGGAGTTGAGGGAGAACCACTACGACGCCGCGATTCAGAACGCCCTCGAAATGTACACCAAGTACGCTACCTTCCCCTGCAAGTACATGTTGAAGTCCTCGAACCAATACGTCCCTGGAGTCGGATTGGACTTGAGCAAGGAGAACGTGGTTCAGGTCAGGGACGTTCAATATGGCGTTGACTTCTCCGGGTGGGGCGTTGTCCTTCCCTGGATGATAAACAGGACTTCGACAGGATACTATGGCTCAGGAAACCTTGCTGGCTCCTTCGTCACCTACCACAACTTCGTGGAGTTCAAGAAGATGGCTCAGAGGGTGTTGTCCACGCAACCGGATTGGCAATACAACCAAGCAGCAAAGCGGCTCGTCCTAATACCCGAGCCAAAGAGATACGGCCCACCAGCTCCACCTCCATACCACAGCGAACTCTGGCCCTATCCAGAACTTGGAGTGAAGCCCGACCCAAGGTGGGGCGTTCCAATGGTGTTGGAGTGCGAGATTGAGCCTCCACTTGACGAACTCTACGGCAACGAACACGTCAAGAAGCTGACCCTTGCCTATTGCAAGATTCTACTCGGAACGATTCGTGGCAAGTACGATGGCATCACCCTCCCTGGTGGTGGAAGCGTCACCAAGGACATAGGGCAAGAGGGACAGGAGATGCTTTCCAAACTTGAAGAGAACCTTCGTGCTGAAACTGCCTTCGGTCAAGAGATATTCTTCGCATAATCGGGCATATTCACCCATTTTTGGGCAATTACAATCCCAAAATTATTTCGGGAAACCCCCTTGACTTTTCAGCCGAAATATGAGATAATATACTTGTTGTGAGGGACAAGGGGTTCTTCACGATGGGAGATGGGAACGCCCGTGAGGTTTCCCAAAAGGAGTAAGTCAAATGGAGAAGAACATCGTCAAGACCGCGCGCGTTGCCACTTGGGATAACGTCGGCAAGTCCACAAACACTCAGAAGATTTCAGACGCCCTGAAGGCGGTGGGTCTCGACTTCGAGGTTGAGAAGCGTCCCCTTTTCTTCGGGCCCAACATGAAGAAGATTGCTGACAAGTTCGCCACGGTTCGCACGGACCGCGATGGCTACCTTGGCATCGTTGGCAAGGGCTACGAGATTTGCCAGAACGAGACCGCGTTCGCGTTCGCCGACTACATCGACGAGAAGCTCAAGTTCACCCGTGGTGGCATGACCTACTCCGGTCTTTGCTGGGTGGTT